AAGGGCACCACAGGCCAGTACAACGCCTCGTTGGGCCTAGAGGGCAACGAGCGCTCAGGCAAGGCCATTCTGGCCCGCCAGCGCGAGGGCGACACCGGGACGTACCACTATGTTGATAATCTGGCTCGGGCTGTGCGTCATGTTACTCGTCAACTGGTGGATTTGATCCCCAAGATCTACGACACCGAGCGGATTGCCCGCATCATCGGCGAAGACGGCGAGTCGAGCATGGTCAAGATGAACCCTATGCAGCCAGAGCCGGTCAAGAAGATTGTGAACGAGCAGGGCATCGTTATCGAGAAGATCTACAACCCCAGCGTCGGCAAGTACGACGTCGTGGTTGTGACGGGTCCGGGCTACGCGACCAAGCGTCAAGAGGCGCTGGAGGCGATGGCCCAACTGCTGCAAACCAACCCGCAACTATGGGCCGTGGCTGGCGATCTGTTCGTCAAGAACATGGATTGGCCTGGCGCGCAGGAGCTTGCCAAGCGGTTTGCCAAGACCATCGACCCGAAGATCATGGGTGACTCGGACGAAGACCCGGCGCTACAGGCGGCCAATCAGCAGATGCAGGCGATGGCGCAGGAGATGGAGCAGATGTATAAGATGCTTCAGAACGTTAGCCAGACGATGGAAGCCCGCGCGGTAGACATCGACGAATTCAAGGCCCGCACCGACGCTGACATCAAAGCATACGACGCCGAAACCAAGCGTCTGCAGGCCGTGGCAGCGGGCATGCAGCCCGAACAAGTGCAAGAGGTCGTGATGCAGACGCTGCGCGATGTGTTGACCGCGGGCGATCTGGTGCAGCCGATGCAGGGCCGCGAGGCGCCTGAGATGGCGGAGATGATGCAACAGGCGCCTGAAATGCCGATGGAAGGGCAAATGCAATGAGTTGCGCTGACTTTGTAGGTACGCTGTTCTTGGCCCGTGACGTGGCCCATTCGGTCCACCTCAACACTCGGTCGTTTGCCAAGCATTCGGCGCTTAACGAGTTCTACGACGGCATCGTGGACTTGGCGGACAAGTTTGCCGAGGCGTATCAGGGGCGGCACGGGCTGATTGGCCCGATCACCTTGATGAGCGCCAAGAAAACGGGCAACATCGTGGAGTTCTTGGAGGACTCGCTGTCCGAGGTCGAAAAGATGCGCTACGAGTGCTGCAAGAAAGACGATACGCCGATTCAGAACATCATCGACGAGATCGTCGGGCAGTACCTGTCCACGCTCTACAAACTCAAATTCCTTGCGTAAGGAGAATATTTTGGAACTGTTGAAACCTCTTTCCGATGCCGGTTTTGCGGCTCAAAACGTGTCGTATACCGGCACTGCGGGCAGCACGACCGGATGGCCTGCGGGGCCGCAGGGCATCATTGTCTGGAGCACCACGGCGGCTTATGTGCGCGTGGGCGAGGGGGTTACGGCTACGACGGCTGACACCCCGATTCCGGCCAATACGCCGATTCCGTTTGCGGTGCCTGCGGGCACTGGGGCACCGTGGCGTGTGAGCGCCATCCAAGTGTCTACTGGCGGCACGGTGTATTGCAAGCCCATCAACATCCAATGAGCTACTTCGGCATTCCGATCCGCAACGGCCTGGCTATTGGCCTTGGGTCGGTAGCCGCGTTGGGTGTGGACACCGGAGCAGCACCTCCACCGCCAGTGGGCAACATTACGGTGTTGGACAGCGCAGGAACATCGTATTCTGTGCCGCTCAGTGTGCTTGACAGCGCAGGTGCAAGCTACACCGTCAGCAGCACGGTTCTGAGCAGTAACGGCACGGCCTACACAGTTTGAGGTAAATCATGGCAGCTTTTGAAGTCATTGCTCTGGACACTGCGACACCGCAGTTGCGTGCGCCGGGGGCGTCAGACACCTACACCGTGCCGCGTGCTATTGCGTTCAGCAGCACGGTCACACCGGCAACCAACGTAGTGGACTCGGTGGGCTACACCGGCATGCCGCAGAACTCGCAGAGCGCTGCTTACACGCTGGTGGCGGCTGATGCGGGCAAGACCATTGTCCACCCGATCACGGACAACAACGCCCGCACGTTCACGATCCCTGCCAACGGCACGGTGGCGTACCCGGTGGGAACCACGATCACGTTCATCAACATGATCAACACCGTGACCATCGCCATCACCACGGACACGATGTACCTCGCTGGCGCTGGGACGACGGGCAGCAGAACGCTGGCGGCTTACGGTGTGGCGACGGCCATCAAGGTCACCAGCACAAGCTGGATCATCAGCGGGAACGGCCTGACATGAGCGGGGTTCTTCACGGCGTCATTGCCTCGCTGAAGGCTGCAGCGGCTGCGGCCACGGATAGCTTTTTCCGCTACGTCAGCCTGCTGCTAAACACCAGCGCAACCAACGGCGCTCAGAACAACACGTTCCTCGACAGCAGCACCAACAACTTTACCGTCACCCGCAACGGCGACACCACGCAGGGATCTTTCAATCCTTACATGCCCAGCGGGTACTGGAGCGGGTTTTTTGACGGGACGGGGGATTATTTGAGCGTTCCAAGAAACAACGCCTTCGTGCCCGGTGCCAACACGGACTTTACGGTAGAGGCGTGGATTTATTTGACTGCTACGCCTGGGGTTACCGGGGCTCGAATTATAGGTTTTGGTGAGTATGGGTCAACTTCGGATTGGGCATTGTATGTAGACAATACAAATAAATTATCACTATACATTAGCGCAACTACGACTTCTTATACGGCAACAGGTACTTTATCTCTAAATACTTGGACGCACGTTGCTGCATCTAGGTCGGGGACGGGGTCTAATAACCTTAAAGTGTTTATCAATGGTGTCGGCGCTTCATTTACAACCAACACAACGTTGGTTGGTACAGGACTTACAAACCTGACTGTTGGCGCTGACGTAAACGGCGACGAAGAAAACTTCACGGGTTACATTTCCAACCTGCGGTTTGTAACCGGAACGGGAGTGTATACAGCTGACTTCACCCCGCCGACCACCCCGCTAACGGCTATCACGAACACCTCCCTGCTGTGCTTGCAGGACAACCGCTTCAAAGACAACAGCACCAACGCCTTTGCCATCACGGTGAATGGTGACACGCGCATCAGCAAGTTCGCGCCGTTCAACCCGCCAGCGTCTTACAGCACGGCCTCGTATGGGGGCAGTGGGTTTTTTGATGGGACGGGGGATTACCTCAATCTTGCGTCAGACGCGGCGTTTGCGCTGCCAGCAGCTTTTACTTTTGAGTGCTGGTTGTGGCCGGTTGTGTTTAATCAAACAGCTTTGCGCGGCGACACTATTTATGCTTCAACAGGAACTTCTGGCTTAACCGTTGGGCGCACTGATTCAGGCACCGGAAACCGTTGGGGCGTTGCTGAAAGCGGTGTCGCTTGGAGGCTGACTACTACCACCCTTCCAACAAACGGAATGTGGAATCACATGGTTGTAGTGCGAGATGGCAGCAACAACATGGCGTTGTTTCTGAACGGCACTCGCGTTGCAAATGCAACGGTCACAACAAGTTTTGCTCAAAGTGCCATAACTGTTGGTTCGGATAATAATCAAGCCGGGTCATTTATTAATGGCTACATGAGCAACATGCGGTTGGTCAAAGGCACCGCTGTTTACGATCCCACGCTGACCACGTTAACTGTCCCCACAGCGCCTCTCACCGCCATCACCAACACCAGCCTGCTGTTGAACTTCACCAACGCAGGCATCTATGACGCGGCCACGATCAACGATGGTCAGACCGTGGGCAATGCGCAGGTCAGCACGACGCAGGCAAAGTTTGGCACGACATCGATGTACTTCGATGGAGATGACCGTCTAGTTTTTGCTTCTAGGCCAGAGATTGCGATTGGTACAGGCAACTTCACTATTGAAGGCTGGATTTACCGAACGGACACAGGTACTCGCGGAACATTTCAGATTTCTGGAACTGCGGGCGGATTGCAACCTAGCACATCCAACACTTTGGGCGTGGGCACTGCTGCGGGATCAGTTTGGGAAATCTATTGCAACAATACCAACTATGTATCAACAGCAACGTACTCTACCAATACTTGGTATCACTTTGCTTTGGTTAGAAACAGCGGAACCACAAGGCTATACATAGGCGGAACATCGGTTATTTCTCAAGCTGACACAACAAACTACACCGGGCAGAACTTATGTGTCGGAGCTTGGTACAACACTGGTTTCGCGCTTCTTGGCTACATCCAAGACCTCCGCATCACAAACGGCGTTGCCCGCTACACGGCTAACTTCACCCCACCCACCGCAGCCTTCCCGACGCTATGACGCTCTACAGCAAGAACGGGTCGATCCCCAAAGATCACACTGACGGCACTGAGGGCTGGGTGGAGGTGCCTGAGCCTCCGCTACCTGGGCTGGGTGAAGAGACGGTCTGGTGGTGCCCGCCTGGGTGGGTGGTGCGGCCTGTGGAGCCTGAGCCGGTTGAGGGCTATGTGTGGAAGTGGAGCCAGAGTGAAACGCAGTGGGTGGATTACCCGCTGCCGACCGACCCGCCAGCACCAACGCCGCCCCCACCGCCGTCGCCTAACGGCACCATTTCTGGCAACGTGACCATCACGGGTAACGTGACGATTTGAAACAATTAAAGTACAGTGATACTATTAAGCGTACTGGCCCAATGACCAGGTTTTCTTAAGGCCCACACATGAGCCAAGAAGTCGCAGCGGAAATCGACACCGCACAACCCGCACCGGAACCTACGGCAGTTACGGAAGCGAGTCCTGTAGACCAAGTGCAGGAAACTGAGCCGGAAGTCGAACAACAGACGAAGACGTTTACTCAAGAGGAGTTGGACGCCATCGTCAGGAAACGGCTTGATAGAGAGCAGCGTAAGTGGGAGCGTCAACGGGCACAGCAGCCCGTGGTTGAGCAGCCTAAGCAACTACCGTCTGCCGAGCAGTTTGAGTCAACTGAAGCCTACGCGGAAGCGTTGGCAGATCAGAAGGTCGAACAGCGATTGGCACAACGGGAGATGCAAAAGCAGCACGCCGAACTGCTGGAGGCTTATCACGACCGTGAGGAGCAGGCTAGGGAGAAGTATGACGACTTTGAACAGGTCGCTTACAACCCCAAGCTGCCTATTACGGACGTTATGGCCGAAACTATCCGTGTATCTGATATTGGCCCCGATGTAGCGTACTACCTCGGCACCAACATCAAGGAAACGGAACGTATCGCTCGCTTACCGCCCATCCTGCAAGCCAAGGAAATTGGAAAGATTGAAGCCAAACTGGCCGACAATCCGCCCGTCAAACGAACCACATCTGCGCCAGCACCAATCACACCTGTAACGGCCCGTGGAAGCAACAACAACCCGTCATTTGACACGACTGACCCGCGTTCCATCAAGAACATGAGTACGTCGGAATGGATTGAAGCTGAACGAGCCCGCCAGATGCGAAAGATGCAGGCCCAGGCAACTCGCTAACTTAGGACTCTGAAGTCGGGAAAGTTCTCAGAAAGACATCTTTTTCTAACCGTAAACCTGTGAATACCTGTAGCCTCAGCCGCTTCCGCGAAGGANCGGTACTCAACACCAAACACGCTGCACCTAGTGTTGCGTGGATGGGTAAGGCTGCGTGCTTGTTTGGANTCTTCGCTGTGCCCCGCGCGGGNNAAGTAAGGCCGCTTGCGGCCAACCAAAGCGGCTCTCTGTTTGGCTTTCGTCTCTTCGGACGTAACGCTGCCCAGTCGAGCTTGCCGGATCTTTTCTCGCGTTTCATCGGTGCGAACGTAATGCCCGTTCAGCCCTGCGTGGCGGTCTCCAAAATGTTCTTTGGGCGTCAAGCATTCCAGGTTTTCCGCTCGGTTGTCAGCTTTGTCGCCGTTGATGTGGTGAACTTGTTTGTTGGGGTCAAACGACTCCAGCCAGCAAGCGGCCACAACGCGGTGCATCAAGTTGTTGCCGCGCCCAAGCGTCAAGTACCCATCTTGACGTTTGGGCGGTATGTAGGGAAGAAACTTTCTGAGAACTTTTCCGCAGCGCGAAACGGCGTAAAGGTGGTTGAAGAATCGGTACTTGATTCCGTCTACTTCTATGCTCAACATGCTGTACCTCTCAAGGTGGCTAAGGAATCTGGATTCTAACACAACTTATCCGAAAGGAATAACGTGGCCAATTCGATTCTCACGATTGACATGATCACCAGGAAGGCCCTGGAGATCCTGGAAAACAACCTGGTGCTCACGCGCAACGTGAACCGCCAGTACGACGACAGCTTCGCTGTCGAAGGGGCCAAGATCGGCTCCACGCTGCGCATCCGCCTGCCGGACCGCGCTCTGGTGACTGACGGCGCCGCTCTGCAAGTGCAGGACGACAACGAGCAGCACACCACGCTGACCGTCAACAACCAGAAGCACATCGGCGTGAACTTCACGTCCGCTGAGCTGACGATGCAGTTGGACGACTTCGCTGATCGTGTGCTGAAGCCTCGTATCAGCCAGTTGGCCGCCAGCATCGACGCTGACGTTGCCAACGCCTTCCGCACCATCGGTAACTCCGTGGGTACCCCCGGCACCACGCCGGCCACCTCGCTGGTTCTGCTGCAAGCTCAGCAGAAGCTCAACGAGAACGCCGCTGTGATGTCGCCCCGCTACGCTACCGTCAACCCGGCTGCTAACGCTGGGCTGGTCGAAGGCATGAAGGGCTTGTTCAACCCGACCGACACCATCAGCAAGCAGTTCAAGAACGGCATGATGGGCACGGGCGTGTTGGGCTTCGACGAGATCAACATGTCTCAGTCGATCAAGCAGTTCACGACCGGCACTCGCGGCGCAACGGGCAACACCACCTCTGCAGCGGTTACCGCTGAAGGCGCGACCTCCATCGCGCTGACTGTGGCGTCTGGCGCTACGATCAAGGCTGGTGACGTGTTCACTGTGGCTGACTGCTTTGCGGTAAACCCGCAGACCCGTGAGTCCACCGGCTCGCTGTTCCAGTTCGTGGTTCTGGCTGATGTCACTGCCAGCGGCACCGCTGTCACCGTGACTGTGGCGCCGATGTACTCGGCCAACCACGCTCTGGCTACCGTGAACGCTCTGCCTGGCAACAGCAAGGCTGTGGTGTTCGTGGGTGCTGCGTCTACGCAGTACGCTCAGAACCTGATCTACCACAAGGACGCCATCACGTTCGCCACTGCCGACCTGCTCCTGCCGCAAGGCGTGGACATGGCCAGCCGTGCCGTTCACAATGGCATCAGCCTGCGNGTCGTGCGTCAGTACGACATCAACAACGACCGCATGCCTTGCCGGATNGACGTGCTGTACGGCTACAGCACTATTCGTCCGCAGATGGCCTGCCGTCTCTGGGGCTGATGAGAATGGGGGCTACGGCCCCCAATCTTGCAACTGAACACTGAAAGGAAACTCAATCATGGCACTCCCTAATGGCGGCGGCGGCTATCAAGTCGGTGATGGCAACCTCAACGAACCCCTGATCGACGCGATCCCTGAGCCGGTTACGGCAACCACCACGACCACTTTCACCGCCGCTCAAGTTCTGAACGGTCTGATTCTGGTCAACAGCGGCATCACGGCCAACGTGGCGTACACGCTGCCGACCGTGTCGGATCTGGAAGCTACGCTGACCAACTCCGACAAGGTGGGCACATCGTTCACTTTCCGCGTGGTCAACCTCGGTACGTCTTCGGGCACCGCGACGATCACGACCAACACGGGTTGGACGATCACCGGCTCGCTGACGATGGTGATTCCTGTCACCACCGGCGCAATGCTGGTTGCTCGCAAGAGCGCCGCTGGCGCTTGGACCCTGTACCGCGTAGCCTAAGCTAGGAGAACACCATGCCGAATACCAAAGCTGTCGGTGTGGCGTTCTCCGACCCGGCAATTTCGACGTTCTTCCTCAACGCTCCCGTCACCAAGACGGCCAGCTTCACGCTGGGCGGTGAGGAGAACTTCGTCATCTGCAACGGGGCTTCGGCCAACGTCACGGTCACTCTGCCGAGCGGCGCCGAGAACATCGGTCGCGTGGTAGTCATCAAAAACTTGTCGGCCACCTACACGGTCATTTCGCCAACGTCTAACGTCAAGCCGATTGGTTCTGGCACTGCGGGCACGGCAATCCTTGCCGCTAGCGCAGGTGCTTGGGCAATGCTGGTTTGCGAAGACGGCACGAACTGGGTCGTAATGGCGTCCTAACCTAGAGGGGGCTTCGGCCCCCTTCTCTTATGCCCATCATCTACATGAGACACCCCATCCACGGCGCCAAAGTGGCGACGATGGAGATGGAAGCGGAATACGACGAGCGTAGCGGATGGGAGCGGTATACTCCTGACCAAGACGATGATGTCGAACCCGCGCTTGCAGTCAACGCTTTGACCGAGCGCACCCGCCGCCGTAGGGAGGTTGTCAATGTCCACCACAGCGGGTGACCAGATCAATCGCGCCCTGCGTCTGCTGGGCGTTTTGGCAGAGGGCGAGACGTCTTCTGCTGCCGTCATGCAGGACTCGCTGACGGCGCTGAACCAGATGATCGAGTCGTGGAATACCGAACGACTGTCGGTGTTCTCGACGCAAGATCAAGTGTTCAACTGGCCTGCCAGCGCGCTTAGCCGCACGCTGGGGCCTACGGGCGATTTCGTAGGCAACCGGCCCATTCTGCTGGACGACGCGACGTATTTCCGCGACCCCGGCACGAATGTCAGCTTCGGCATCAAGCTGATCAACCAGCAGCAGTACGACGGCATCGCGGTCAAGACCGTGACCTCGACGTACCCGCAGGTGCTGTGGGTCAACATGACCTACCCCAACATCGAGATGTACATCTACCCGGTGCCAACGCGGCTGCTGGAGTGGCATTTCATCTCGGTGGAAGAACTGTCGCAACCGGCCACGCTGTCCACGGTGCTGTCGTTTCCGCCAGGCTACCTGCGAGCGTTTGTCTACAACTTGGCGATGGAGATCGCGCCTGAGTTTGGCGTGCAGCCTCCGTCGCAAGTGGTGCGCATCGCCATGACGTCCAAGCGCAACCTGAAGCGCATCAACAACCCGGACGACATCATGAGCCTGCCGTACTCGCTGATTGCGACGCGCCAGCGGTTCAACGTGTACGCCGGTAACTATTGATGAAGACGCCGATCCTCGGCTCCAGCTATGTGGCCCGCAGCGTTAACGCTGCGGACAGCCGCATGGTGAACCTGTTTCCGGAAGTTGTGCTGGAAGGCGGCAAGGAGCCAGCGTTTTTGCAGCGCTGCCCCGGCTTGCGGCAGGTGTTTCCAGTCGGCCAAGGGCCGATACGCGGGCTGTGGAAATTTGGCGACTACTTGTACGTTGCGTCGGGCGGAGAGTTGTACCGGGCCGACGGCAACTACAACACGTCGTTTTTAGGCTACATCGACGGCAGCGGGCCGGTCAGCATGGTGGACAACGGCGAGCAGTTGTTCATCGCCTGTAACCCCAGCGCGTTCATCTACAACGCCAGCACTGGCGTCTTTGAGCAGATCACGGACCCTGACTTCCCCGGCGCCGTAACTGTCGGCTACCTCGACGGCTACTTCGTCTTCAACCAGCCCAACAGCCAGCGGTTCTGGGTGACGTCGCTCAACGACGGCACGCAGATCGACCCGCTGGATTTCGCCAGCGCCGAGGGTAACCCGGACGATGTGGTGGCGCTGAACGTCAACCATCGCGAGGTGTGGCTGTTTGGCACCAGCACGGTGGAGGTCTGGTACAACGCTGGCCTGGCTGACTTTCCGCTTGCCCGCATCGCAGGCGCGTTCATGGAAGTTGGTTGCGCGGCGCCGTACAGCGTGGCCAAGCTGGACAACTCGGTGTTCTGGCTGGGGTCCGACATACGCGGCAACGGCATCGTCTACCGCAACAACGGCTACAACGCCCAGCGCATCAGCACGCACGCCATCGAGTGGCAGATCCAGCAGTACGACGTCATCAACGACGCCATCGGGTACTCGTACCAGCAAGACGGCCACCTGTTCTACATCCTCACGTTCCCGACTGCCAACGCAACGTGGTGCTATGACGCCACGACCGGCGCGTGGCATGAGCGCGCGGGGTGGGACGGCGTGCAGTTTGTGCGGCACCGCAGCAACTGCCAAGCCAATTTCAACAACGAGATCTTGGTTGGCGATTGGCTGTACGGTCTTGTGTACGCCTTTGACCCCGAGATCTACAGCGACAACAACGCAATCCAGCGTTGGCTGCGGTCGTGGCGGG